CAAGAATCTCGAAGACTTCGAAAGCAAGAAGAGCGTCAGGCTCTTATGGGTCTTGGTATTGGTCTTGCGGCTAAGATAGGCAACGAGCGTCTAGCGGCAAAAACAAATGATTTCTTATCACAAGAATCTGTTTGGAATGCCAATCTTGCTCAAAAGCAAGCTAGAACTTATACAGCAGATCTTTTTAATACAGAAACTCAAATGGTTGCACAGGGTGGTGAGCTTGACTGGACTTTAAAAAACATGGGTCCACAGTTTGAAGAGTATTTACAAAGAAACTTACCAGATGATATTACGGGAAAAGCTGGCCCTTATGAAGAGTGGAGAGAAAAACAAAAATTAATTATGGCTAATGATTGGTTGGAAAATCAATATAGGCCTGCACTTGCTTTAGCTAAAAAAGTAGCAAGTGAAGAAGACTATTCGTCTATGGTAGAATTAAATACTAAAAAAGCTGCGCCAAGTAATTTAGGGTCATGGCTTACAAGAACAGGTGCAAATCTAATAGGCGGTAAAAATCAAAAAGACGTAGAAACTGAAGCTGTTGTAGCTATTACTGAAGGGAAAATGGCTAAAAATGCAGAAAAATTAAATACTTTTATGTCTACATATCGAAGAACAGGAGATATAGTAAGAGCATTTGATATAGCAAATGTTACTTTTCCTGAAGATGAAATAAGTAATGATGAAAAATTCAAAATCAACAGAACTCAAAAACTACAAGAAATTGATGACCGCCTTGTTGTTTATGAAGAAGTTGAAAAGACTGAAATAAATACTGGCGAAAAAACTACTGAAATTAATGTCACGGATGAAGGCAAGCCCCGTGTTATTTTTGAGCCTGATTCTGATAACGATACTATTTCTTTAGATACTATGAAAAGTTTGAATACTATTTTTAACTTTGAAAAAGATGGTCGTCAGTTATTAAAACCTCAAGCATTTGCAAATTTTGCAGATGAAGCAACTGGTGCGCAATTAAATATTCAAGCACCTAAAACATTAACAGAGCATAATAAACTGCAAGCTATCTATAGCAAATACTTAAATAACTCTAATAATTTGCGTGATGAATACCGTAATCAAAAAACTCTTCGAACTTTTGACTTGGTTGTTGGAGAGCCTGAAGAGCTACAAGCAATGCTGTCTAGTGTTTTAGTTGAAACAGATCCAGTAAAAAGAAATATTGCAATGAAAGAACTGCAAACATTTATTGCCTCTAAGCTTTCTTTTGCTGAAGAACTTCAATCAAATGCTGTACTTGATTACCCAACCACACTTGGAAATTAATAATGCCTAGAACAGTTACTCTTCCCGATGGGACTTCGTATCGAAATGTGCCTGATGATGTTACAGATTCTGAAGTATATCAGAAGCATATTTCTCGTGAAACAAAAGAGCCTGAAGAAGACGTTAAGTTAACTACAGACCAAGAAATAGAGCAAAATACTGATGACTCTACGGATCTTGGCGACTTTGCAAGAGATACTGCGCGTGTACTGACCAATGTAGGCGTTGCAGGAACTAAAGCAGTTTCAGACGTTGCAAATATTGTGGCTAACGCTTTAGGCAAAAAAGGCGATCTTGTTACAGACGACTTTAGGCGAGCCACAACACGCCAGTTTGTTTCTGCTTTTACACCTCTTATACCCGGCTTAAAAACTGAAGACGTTATTGACGCTGAAGGCAAAGTACTTCCTAGAGAAACAATGGCTGGAACTGCGTTGGAAATAGCTCCATACGTAGTAGGTGGTACAGCTATTGCTGGTACTAAGCTAATGTCAGCTACACCTAGAATTGTAAATGGAATTCTAAGTGGTGTGGCTATTGATCAACTATTATACACAGGCGAGAATGCTTTAGCAAATACTTTATCAGAGTCAGAGCTTTTTGAAGCAGAAAGCATGGCTCAAAATTTAGTTGAATATCTTTCAATAGATGAAGATGATACCGCACTTGAAGAGCGTACAAAGCTTTTAGCTGAAGGTGTTGCATTGGGTGTAGGCGCTGAAGCAGTTATGGGTACTGCTAAACTAGCATCTAAATCAAAACAACTATTTAATAAAGGATATGCAAAACTTACACGCTCTGAAGAAGCAGAAGTTATTGCTGACTATCTTAAAGATGCTCGACAGGCTACTAACTTAAGGACTGAGCAGCCTAATCTTACTTTTGCAGAAACTCCTCAAGGTACTGCTCAAATCGCGCAACAAAACAGCAGCAAGCTTCGTCGATTTATCCAGCAAACATTTACTTCTCGTGGTTACTGGACTCCACAGGCTTTTAATGCTTTTAACGACTCTCAGTATGCACAGCGTCAAGTTGTAAAAGAAGCAGAAAATATTTCCAATAGGCTCCAGCAATCTTTACGCAATTTAGGCGACGAAGCAACTACAGAAACTGCAACTAAGAATGTTCAAAACGCACTGCGCGAAGACTTAGGTTTCCATCCACAAGTAGCTCAAGAAGCTCGTGTACGTTTTGTAATGGATAAATACGATGTAACTGAAGAGGTTGCTACAGAAGTATTAAATGCTCGTCAGTTAATTGACAGACTTTCTGGTCGTCTTGCTAATTCTAATATACCTAACGGCGAGTTTCGTGAAACTATTCTTGAAAACTCTGGTGAGTACATCAGAAGATCTTATCGTTTGTTTGAAGATGGCGGCTATAAGCCTTCTGAGTCTGTTGTGCGTCAAGCTGAAGACTATCTTGTAGACCAACAACTAAAGCGTGGACTTGATTATGATGAAGCCTATGAAGTAGCTCGTGGTAAAATTGATGAAATTTTAGCTCAAGGTGATAGAACTGCGGCAGAAGATTATTATTCAAAAGTTCGTAGAGTTAATAAAGAAATATTAAAAGAGAAAAAAGATATTCCCGCAGAAATACGTGCATTGATGGGAGAAATTGAAGAGCCTGCAGAAAATATTGTGTTAACTGTAGCCAAGCTTTCTAAGCTTACAGAAAACAATCAATTCTTTAATAACCTTAATCAGATGGGCGGCAATAAGTATATTTTTACTAAGCCTCTTGAGCGTAACGGCGTTTCGTATTCCGTCAAGATCAGTGGAACAAATTCTGTGTTAGACGGTAAATTCACTACGCCTGAAATGCTTGCAGCTATCAAAGAAAAAGAAGTACATTTTGCAGCATTTGATTCAGGATTTTTTAGAAACTTAGCTGCGATTAAAGGCTCTTCACAAAAAATGAAGACAATTTATAGCCACGTTACACATATTCGTAATGCTTCTGGCGGTGCGCAGTTTGGTGTTGCTAACGGTATGAATCCTTTTAATCGAGCAAACAAGACGGCACAAGCGTTAAAGAATAGTATTGCTCGTGGAGGCGATGAAGAGCTTGATGCAATGTATGAAAAATACTTGCGACTAGGAATTATTAATACAAACGTCAGGGTTAACGAATTCCGTGCGCTTCTTGAAACGGGCTTTGAATCTGGACCAGATACGATTGTTCAAAAACTAGGAAGCAAAGTGCGTGGCTATGGCTTTGTAGAAAAGTTAGATAAAGGTGCTACAGATGTATACATGGCTGTAGATGATTTTTATAAAGTCAATGCTTTTGAACACGAGTTAGATTATTTAAAACGTGCAATGCCTGATGAAAGTATGGATGTCTTAGAATCTGAGGCTGCTCGTATTGTTCAAAATACTTTTCCTAATTATGACAGAGTTCCAAAAGGAATTAAAGCTTTACGATACTTGCCAATTGGTAACTTCGTTGCATTCCCTACAGAAATCTGGAGAACTAGTGTAAACATTATTAAGCAATCTTCTAAAGAAATTACATCTGGTAATTCTGAGTTAGTTCGTCGAGGTCAACAAAGGCTTGCAGGCTTTACTACTATGCTTGCAGCGCCTAGTTTTGTAGCAAGTCAGACAGCGCAGTTTGCAGGATTTAATGATGATGAAGCAGAAGCTTTGCAGACTCTTTCAAGAACTCCTTGGTCTGATGCGCCTAAGAATATTGTAAGAATGGGCGACAAACTTTACACAAACGATACCCAATTTATTGATTCATACTCTCCGCTAAAAGAGCCTATCATGTCTGCATTGGATAGTATTCAGTCTGGGCAGCTTAGAGGAGAAGAATTAGAAAGCTATTTATCTGATGCTGTTTTATCAGCAACTAAAAAGCTTTTAACTCCTTATGTAGGCGAGTCAATGGTAACAGAATCGTTACGTGAAATTTATGGGGCTGCTACAGGTGATGGTCGAACATCAGAGGGTGTTCCTGTTTTTGTAGAAGGCATGACTGATACGGACAAAGCTATTACTGCATTTACACTTATTGTAAATCCTTTTATTCCGGGAACAGTTACTAGTGTGTTTGGTGATTTTTCTCCCGGAGACAATAAAGGACTAGTAAATGCTTATTTTGAAACACCTAATAGAACTACAGGCAAGCCTAAGAGCTTAGGTGCTGAACTTGTAACTAATCTTACAGGTGCTAGGTTCACAGAGTTTGATCCTTCTGATGCTTTGATGTACAAGATTAAAGAATATAACAGGCTTAAAAGAGAGATTATTTCTTCAAGACCTGATTATTCTATGACAGCAAACGACGCATACGAAAAACAAATAAATCGTCAAAAAGCATTATACGAAATACAACAAGATATGTATGAGTATGCAATGGCTGCAGAAACTTTATTAGGTCGTAAAGATGTTATTATGATTCTTAGAAAAAATGACATGCCTATGAAAGAAATCGGCTTTTTGCTGTCAGGAAAATTTAGACCAGAAAAATACTCTTTTGGGAAAACTCTAGATCTTATTGAAAAAATTAATTTTGAAGGTCAAGACAAAGCTCAAGTCATCAACGACATTTATCGTGCTTATGGAAACATGATGGCTACTCCGTTGATGCCCGTAACGCCTGAAGAGCGTGAAGAAGCATTCGTAGAAGATCGTTCACAGTTTGCAAAAGGTGGTGAGGTTATTGTTCCCAATGCACCTGTAGAGCCTGACGAGCGTATCGACAAGATGACAGGACAACCCTACAACATCCAAGCTGGTTCAGCCTTCGTAGATGAGGAAGACCCCGAAAAGCGTATGTTGTTTAATGATGGTGGTTTTGTTGACAGGATTAAAAAAGCAGGCTATGACGCAGCTGCAGAAGCCTTAGGAGTCCCTAAAGAAGGGCTTGAGTGGGCTATGAACATAGATAAAAAATATCCTGAAGCTGAACGGCTTGATGGTCGTGGCGATGCTGCCCGACACTTAGCTTTAGGTGTTGTTGCTCAAAAAGCTAATTACCCAGAAACAACTAGGTTCCTTGCAAACTTACGAGAGTTTGTTGAGCTTGATGTTAAGGGTGGGGCTATGGACATAGTAAACAACAACAAAGGCTTTAAAATTGAAGCAGATAATTACGAGGATGCTGAAAGAAAAATTGATAAAATGATTAGAAACAAGGAAGTGTTGTACTACACACCTAAAGAGAGCAAGTCAAGACGAGGCTATCAGGTTGGTGGAATCGTTGAAGACCCTAGCATGTATAGATTAGACGGAAGCAAAAAGTCTGCACAGGGCTTTCTAGGGCCAGTAAAAAATAATGTTGAAGGCGGCACCATGACAGAAGTTTCTGTTGGTATGGAAATAAACGGCAAAGAAATGGAAGTGCCTACAATGGTTCCAACCCTTACCGAAAAAGAAATAGAAACTTTAGCAAATATGCAGCTTGAAGGAAACGCTAAGAATATTCCTAATTCTATTATTATAAAAGCAAAGCAACACGCTTTACAAAGAATAGACCAAGGCCTTAGCCCGTTCTATCAAGACGGAGAAAAATAATAATGCAAAGACTCATTGATACTTTAAAGCGTCATGAAGGCGTTAAATACTATGTCTACAAAGACCACCTTGGCTACGAAACTATTGGCGTAGGGCGCTGCATTAAGCAGGGTGTTGGTCTAGGCCTAACACACGACGAAGTAGACTATCTTTTGATGAATGACATTCAGCGTTGTATTGAAGAGCTTGATGTTGCCTTTACATGGTTCAAAGATCTTACTCAAGTTCGACGCGAAGCAATGGTAAATTTATGTTTTAACTTAGGCCTCACACGCCTTAGAAAGTTTGAGAAGGCCTTAGCAGCCATGTCAATTCACAACTACGAAGAAGCTGCCGATGAATTCTTAGATAGTCGATGGGCTAAACAAGTAGGTAATCGAGCAACAGAGGTTACTGAAATGATACGAACTGGAGAGCAGCATGACTAAGAAAAAAGATTCAAGGCTAGAAAGGGCAGGAGTAAGTGGCTATAACAAACCGAAACGCACACCTAATCACAAAACAAAATCACACATCGTGGTGGCAAAAGAAGGAGATAAAGTTAAAACAATTCGCTTTGGTCAGAAGGGCGCGAAAACTGCAGGCAAGCCTAAAGCAGGCGAGTCAGAGCGCATGAAAGCAAAGCGAAAGTCGTTCAAGGCAAGACACGCTAAGAACATTAAAAGAGGAAAGATGTCAGCGGCTTACTGGGCTGATAAGGTCAAATGGTAATGAAGTTATTTACTAAACATCCTAAGTCAATTGGTGAGTCTTATTGGGAACACTTTAAAACAGCAACTGTGTTTTCAGGGTGGTTGATTTTAGCAGGCATTGTATGTGCAGTGCATGCGATCCTCCCTTTTTTGTTCACTAAAACTGCAAGCAAAATAGTAAAGAAATTATATATTAAATACTAAGCCGTGAGGCTACAGAATAAAAGAAATAGAGGAACTAAGATGACAATTAAACAAGCACTTAAATCACGAACAGTACAATATGGTGTAGCTCTTGCTGTTCTTTCAGTTCTCCAAGGCTTTGTAGGTTTTCTTCCTGCTAATCCAGCTGTTCAGGCTATGGCAGGCTGTGCAATTGCAAGCGGTATTGTTGTTCTTCGATTCATGACAACTCAACCAGTGAGCCAAAAATGACAGCAAAGAAAAAAACAAAGTCAAAGGTAAATGAGGCAGGCAACTATACCAAGCCTACTATGCGTAAGCGACTCTTCAATAAAATAAAGGCTGGCTCAAAGGGTGGTAAGCCCGGTCAGTGGTCTGCGCGAAAAGCTCAAATGCTTGCTAAAGAGTATAAGGCTGCAGGCGGAGGATATAAGTAATGGCTCTCAAAAAGTCTCAAAAGTCTCTTAAGGCTTGGACAAAACAAAAGTGGCGTACTAAGTCAGGCAAGAAGTCTAGTAAAACAGGAGAGCGTTATCTTCCTGAAAAGGCTATCAAGGCTTTGTCCGCCAAAGAATATGCTGCCACTACTAAAAAGAAACGAGAAGATACAAAAAAGGGCAAGCAACACAGCAAACAGCCGAAGAAGGTTGCCCAGAAAACACGACGCTACAGATCTAAAAAGTCCTAGCGTTTAGCGCATCAAGTTCTTTTTCGATTTTTTCATGAAGATTTTCAAAATTTATTAGAGCCTGCTCAAGAACGGTAGTAATTATTTTATGTTCTTCAGGCTCTTTAAAAATCTTTGCGACTTCTCTTGTGGGAACACGATTAAATTCTGTCATTAAGTTTCCAGAAGTATCGAAAAAAATTCTAAAACCAATAAGATTACCTTCAGACATCACGAGTTTCCATCTCAATTCTAACGATGTCCAACCCATCTAAATAGTCTTTGGACTCCATCAACAGCTTTAGCTGCGACTCAATAGCTTCATAAAATGCGTCATGATCGTGGAAAGCCATCGGGTTACTAATAATAACCTCAACTGCCATTGCGTGTTTTTTTATGTCTGCTTCGTAATAGCTTTTCATTGTTTTCAATATCTGTTGTGGATTCAACATCTTTTTTATCCTTAAAAATTTTATCCCAGTTAGCGTCAAACTTCTGTTTGTTTGTTGAGCGGGGGGACGAACCCTTCCCGCCATGCCAAGCACTCATACTATATCTCGCAGTTGTTGCCTGTGCAAGCTAAAGTTTGTGACCCTTCTGTCATGTCACTATCTTCAATAATATCCCAAGACATTTCAGTGGGGAAGTCATTAGACATTGCTGCATATTCTTCTTCACTGATAGGTTCATAAGGCGCTTGTTGGTAGGTATGCTCTGAGTACGGTAAGAAGCTTACGCCACTGATCTTGTCGAACTTGTTGTACAACCACTGACCCACCTCAAGGAACTCGTCGTCACGATAGTAACACGTCATTGATGGTTTGTGTTCGCACCAATAGTCCTGATAAATCTCCCAAAGCTCAAGTTGCTCCATAGCACCCATCTCAGAGGCCACCACAGCCCCATCAGGCGACTTTATGGGGAAGGAGAATACCTTGGTAGTGGGTGACATTACGTCGTCCTCTACGGGGATTCCAGACGCTTCGAGGACTTGACAGAGTGGGTCTCTTGCATCTGCTCTAACTCGTCTAATGTACTGATCTGAGTATCTAGGGTGGATACCAGAAGCAGAATCAACCAGCTGACTAACAGTACCGGAAGGTTTAACAGCAGTAATGGCAGTGCTAACATTAATACCAAGCTTAGCAGCCCATTCTGCATTAGTTTTAACCGCCTCCTCTTTAAGTTCAGTGAGCCAAGTTTTGAGAACACCTTTATCTCTCCTTCCTGATAGTGTCAGATGGTCCATAATGCCCGTTAAACTAACGCCTAGTAAAGCTTCTTCTTCTGTATTGTTTTGCCACACCTTTCTTAAGTATCTAAAGTTTGTGAGGGTAGCCTGTAAAGTTCCAAGGATAGTCGCAACACGTACTTTTCGTTTAAGGTCTGACAGCGTATCGGTTGACCTGACAACAACTTCCGATAGATTGCAGAATTGGTAAGGCCGTAAGATGATCTCGCTACATGGATTAGTTCCAAAATCATAGGTAGCATCTCGTCGCTCGTTTTTTGCAGCTTGCTTTTGACTTGCGACTCTAGAGAACATACCTCGCTCTCCTGATCGGGACTCGTATAAACTTTTCCACTCATTTAAAAATGCCTCAAAGTCTGGCTTCTCTGTATAACATGCGCTGTTGTTTGCTAGTCCCCGTTGGGGATTATCTTGCCACCACTGGCCTGACTTGCATCGTCGGAGTCTATCGTCAGTGAGGTTAGATAAACTGATGAGAGCGGACCTGCGTACACCGCCGACGACGACGATCTGTGCAATCTTACAGCAGAGATCATGACATTCGATGGAACTAAGTTTACGTCCAGCAGCCTCCCGAAAGACGCTGACTGTGAAGTTGAACAAATCGACAAGAGGCTCTGGACCAGACGCTCTACCTCCAAAGGTTTTAAGGGCTGCCCCTGCAGATCGTACTCCAGACACGTCCCATTTTGGAAGTTGACCTGAATAGAGCAAGCTAACAAGTTCCCTGTAAGCTTTAGCCCATCCAATTTTACTGTCGGCGACGTGTATAACGGTATCGGTTTCATGAAATTCCTCTGCTACTTCTGGTAATTTTGTTACGTACTGGCGCTCCACACTAAAGCCTACTCCAGTACCACACATTAGGACGTACATCATTTCGTCAAACGCTTTTGGGTGATCAATGGGCATATAGCTGCAGTTAAAGCCTGCAACATTATCACGGTCAAGGGCGTCTCCCGCTGTCATCAAAGCCCGCATGCTGGGCATAACATCTAAGTCATGAATATCTGAGAACATTCCGTTAGCTTCTTCAAGACTGATCTTGCCCTTCTCAATCCAAAAGTTTAAGTAGCGATCTATTGTTTCTTCCCAAGTCTCTCGTCGCTGCTCCTCTGGTAGGTAACGAGCGTAGCGTGACTTGTGAATGTATTGTTGATATAAGTCCATTACTGTTCCTTTAAATATCTTCGTTGTGGTTTCTGTTTTGGTGGTGTCGCTCCTTTTTGTTTAAACTTTTTCTTGCGATTAAACTTATCTGAGCGTTCTTGTTTGCGATCTATCATAGCCCTTCTTCTTTATGGTCCATGTTTATCCATTCATCCGGTAGCGACTCTTCGCTAAACCATCTGAATCCTTTTGAGCTTGCCCACTCTGCGTGAGATCTTTTAGTTCCGTCTGTTCGACGCTTAGCCTGCGGCATTGGTGCGCTAGGGTCAGAGAACAAAAAGACTAGCTCGTAATTTTGTGGTAAGGATTTGTTTATCCAAACATACTTGGTATATTCAGGTGCATCCCAGAAGCGTCCTTTGGCTTCAAGCAATATTGTTTTACCGTCTATTACTTTAACAAAGTCTGCATGGTATGTGTGTTCAACGACGTAGTCAACCTTTTCTGTATGAATGTTCCACTCAGATAACGGCCCAGAATGCAGCTTATATTCCCAATGTGAGTCATATCCCGGCTCTGTATCTTTTTCTCTAGGGCGAGCTACTCTGCGTTTACGATATCCTTTTCTTATTTTTGGTTGCTTACTCAATGTACTACTGCTCCTCTTCGTGATATCTCCAGCTCTAGGGCAGATTGTAAATCAAACAAAGCTTCATCTTCTACAGACTCTACATTATTGCCACTAGTAAAATGTGCGGCAAACCCAAGAATTATTATTTCAAGCGGAATTAAAAGTCCCTGTTGATCATCTTCCATGTTTGCATCTCAGTTTTAATATCTTCTAAAGTGAATGAACTTATTAATCGTTTAGGGTATTTGACAACAAGACTCTTTAATTTTTTTCGTACCCATCGCTCAGAAAAGGTACTAAGAAAAAACTTGTTGTTGGCAAAGACATGTGTCTGATCAGGAAGAAGTTCTTTATAATTATATATAGTGATCATCTTGGCTTCTTCTTCAGAGACTAATGTTCTAAGCCAATCAACAAGTATAAAACCTATTTGCTTGTTAATTTGCTTTATTTTTTTTCTATTCATAATAGGATCTCATCAACTCGTGGCGGCACTACGACTTTTGTAAAATATGTAGGCCCATTAGAATATGCGTAAGCCTTTAATCCTTCCCCCTTGTTAGCATCAGAATAACATTCAAACTTGTAGGGGCAGTACGCACATCCAGAAGGAAGTTTCATATTACCTTTCTTACCTTCAGGTATAGGATCGTAGCATCGTTCGGGTGGGGTGTCAACAGCAATAGCAGCTTTAACCTTTTTTATTTTTTGCTTTATGTTCGGCTTTTCAAGGTCGTCTGGTCGGAATAAACATAGCTCGCCGCTCTCTTTATTAATAACAAGAAAGCCGCCGTGGCTTGTATCTTCAGCCGTTTCATATCCAGAAAGTTGGGCCAAATAACCGAAGGGGTCGTTGTCTGCTAGTGAGCCGTTTTTAAATTTAGTAAATGCAAACTTAGAGGCTGTTTTAACATCAACCACCTCACCGTTTATTTTACAATCCATGTGGCCTTTAACGCCAGATACATCTATTTCTTTTTGTTCTGAGGTAACCTCATGCCCAGCCATTCGAACCAACATTAAAACTATTTCTTCTAAAATATGACCATATAGAAATTTAATTTGTGTTGATCCGCTAATGGCATGGGAGCCTGAAGGACTTTTACTTTCATACCATAGCTGTCGTAAAGGTCTTCCGATGTTAGACATTCGAAGTCTGAAGCTATTGTCAGCCTGTCGTGGTTTAGACCAAGCAAGTATGCTTTCTTTCATACGTTCGAGAGTTAAGTCTAGTTCTTCTTCAGAGATATTTAATGCTTCTCCAGATGAAAGACCTTCTAGATTAAAATAAATATCTTGAATAAGCGTGTCTAAATTTTTCATTCTGATTCCAGTTTGACTTGATTAATAACTTGACGGGCTTCTTCGATAGAACATTGAAACCATTCGCCTTGTTGGTTGAATTTAGCAGCAAGTAATTGATGCGCTTGAGACTCTGATGCTCGACGATCACTCATCTTACAAAAGAATTGTAACTCATAATCACGAAAAGGGCTAGAGGTTTGATAACCTTTTAACCTATCCGTTGCGTCTACAGCCATGCCAACCTTTACCCAGCCCTCAAACGCAGGATTAGTAATAATGTATACTTCACCTTGTTTTGAGGATTTATAATTTTGTAAAGAGCTAAACGCAGCTTCTTCAAAGCCTTTGTAGCGTCCCGGTTTATGTAAAGGATGTGTCATGGGAATATACTTACCGTCCACCCACATTCTTTTAGGATTATTTCTTTTATGAGTTTCAATGTTCTCTAAGACTCTACAAGTTTTACAATGACTTCTAGACGTTCCCTTGTGTTTATGGAAGCTGCTTAGGGGTAGAGTCTCTTTACACTTTGTACATTGTTTAGTTGCCTCTGCCATGTATAGTTTCTTAGTGTGTATCAGCCCAGTTGTTTCCAACATTGTACTCTCCTGTTAGTTCACATTTCAAGTTAAAGTCTCTACCAGCCTGTTCGATTGCAGCAATACCTAACTTACCTACTTTGTCTGCTACGTCTTTGTGCGCTTCAATCTGCCACTCATCGTGGACGTTAGCAACAAAGTGTGCATCTAAGTCTTTGATACTTTCTTGCAGATTGACAACTGCTTTCTTCATCACAATAGCACCAGCACCCTGCAGTAAAGTATTTAACGCTGCGTGTTCCGACCGAACAAATAACTTACGTTTGTCCAATCCCTTGAGGTATCCTCTTCGAGCCGCTCCCGCAACTCTGTCTTTAAGAACTTTAAATGCAGGGAGATTATCGAAGAAAGATTGTCTAAGTCGTCCACCATCTTTTGCGTCTCCTCCAACCACTGAACCAAGTTTAGCGTCTCCTGCTCCGTATAAGAGTGCATAGATGAAAGTTTTTGCCTGAGGTCTTGATTCAAGTCCCGCAGCATTTTGATTTGCTGTGTGTATGTCTCCGTTGAGAAGTTCATAAGTAAAGCCCTCGTCATTCATATAGTGTGCTAACATTCTTAGTTCAAGCCCACTGGCATCAATACCCACTAGCCGATAGTTATCATCGACTGTCCAGCACTGGCGGCATTCTTTGCCGTAAGGACTATTGGTGCTTGGTACTTGTGCCATGTTAGGACTTCTGTGTGTCATTCGCCCTGTCACTGCGCCATTAGTATTTACAAAGCCGTGAATGCGTCCGTCGTCTTCAAGCTCTTTAAACCAAGAGTTTATCTGTGCAATACGTTTTTGAAGCATTAGATACTCAGCAATGATGGCAGCTTCAGGTATATTTTTTACTTGCGATAAGACTTTTTCATCAACAATTGGCTGTCCCGTAGGCGTAAACTTTGTAGGCTTCCAGCCAAACTCCAAGAGATATTCTCCAATTTGTTTCCTAGAGCCAAGATTAAAAGGTTCAGAATCACGGCGAATAAGATGCTTGTTTGGATCTTTACTCGCTTTCTCATACTCTTCATCAGACAGTCTAACCTTTCTTGTTTCTTTATAAACTTGAGCCATCTTAGACAGCTTACCTGCTTTAGTAAACATAGGAACAAGTTCCATAGATGTTTCACGGGGCTTAAATGTTTTATGTACCTGTCGTTCTGCCTGCGATAGTTTACCTGTTAGCTCTGCTAAAAGCTCCATCGCATGTTGTTGATTTAGCTTGAAGCCTTTTTCTCTCTGTGCATTTAAGATGCGATAGACTTCATGCTCTAGATTAACTGCTGCTGGACCAAAGCCCGGAAGCTCTGCTGTTGTTAGATGTCTAAATACTTTATAGTTGAGAGACACATCCTGCTTACAATACTTCATCATCTCAGGTGTATAGTATTCAAAGTTATCGTACTCAATTTTACGATGTCGTAGTCTGTAGCCCCAACCTTCAAGGCCGTGACCGCCTTCACGAGAAGGATTAAACAGTCTTGAAAGAACAAGCGTATCTACAATTTTAATACTACCGTCGTCTAGATTAACGCCTGTTAGTTTTTTAATCACGGGAATGTCATAACCAAGAATGTTATGGCCGATGAGTTTAGTTGCTTTTTGCAAAAGCTCTATACCTTTATCGAGTTCTTCAGGACCATACTCGTAAAACTTTCCGGTCTCTGTATCTAAGGCAACTATACAAAACATCTTAGTTGGTTTAAGGCCGTCTGCTTCTATATCGAAAACATAGGATGTCATATTTCATCTCCAAGTTCATCAATCATTGTATCAATGTCTACCTCGTTAAGTCGTCCTGTTTCTTGGTCGTAGTGTAGATGAGTAGCAAGACCAACATCACCTGTGTATCTAGACTTAAGAACACGTACCTTCGTAGTCGAGGCGACCATAACATCATCTGACTGCTGGTTACGCTCTAAGCTTATCACACAATCGCTTAACTGTGCAATAGATTGTGAGCCACGTAGATGATTTAGTGCAGTCTCAATACCATTCTCATGACCTCGATCACCTTGGGTGCGTCGAAGGTGTGACACAAGAATCATACCACAGCCCGTCTCTTCTACGAGGGTTCTAAGCCTGTGCATAATCATATCAATAGCTTTGCGTTCATCGGGGTCGTCCGACAAAAGAACTAGCATGTGAAGGTGATCAAGAACAATCCACTTGCAATCACAACCAATGATCATGTATCGCAGCTTGCTGAATACACTTTCAAGATCGTTCATGCCAAGGTGTCCATAAACCCAAACACGATCCGTGTTCTCGCCGCCAAACATTTCTTGGTGCATTTCTTTCAGATCGTTGTCATCAAAAAGATTACGAACACTGTCAAGGTGGAGACGAGCGTCGGCTTCGATAGATAGGATTCCATCAATAGTTCTTTGCCAGTTCTCTTCGAGGGCCATAACACCCACGTTATCTTTAGTCTTCTTGATAAGCCAGTGCTCTAGTTCACGAGTAACACTGGACTTACCAAGGCCTGTGCCGCCCGTCAATGTTACTAACTCACCAGCACGAAGACCTTCTAGCTTTTCGTTCAGTCCTTCCCAAGGGAAAGGCACAGAGTCTTTTCGTGTTCTTGTAAGATAACTTTCTAAGTTGTCAGAGACATTAAGAACGCCTGAAGGTGTGTACTTCTTAGCGTTCCACCAGCTGTGGACATAGGCCTTATGTTGTCCGGCCCGTAGCATATCGTTAGCATCTTTATAGTCAACAGGGACTTCCATAATCTTAGCTTTGCCGGGTCGAAGAAGTCTAGCTACTTTCTTTGCGGCATCGCGTCCATGTTGATCGTTGTCAAAATTAATAATAATATTATCAAAAGATTCTAAAAACTCTAAATTTTCTTTAACGTCACGGTCTGCTGATTGTGCGCCGTTGCGAATAGATACAACGGGCCATTGAGAACCCATGAGTTCGTAGGCTGACATTGCGTCTACCTCACCTTCGACAAGGGTCACATACTTACCACCGCTCTGGAACAGCTGCTGACCGAACAGTCCGCAATTTTTAGCGTCTCCACGCCAACTAAAAGCTTTGTTTTCTTTGCGTACTTTAGTTCCTACCTCATCGTTGCCAGAATAATAAGGGTATATATGCTCTACGATCTGGCCTGTAGAGTTTTTAACAGACCGAACTCTGTACTTTTTTGCTGTTGCTAAGCTGATATTTCTATCAGAAAGGGGATAGAATTCTCCTTGATTTGTATTCATGGGTGTCTTCTTAAAGTTAGTGATAGAAGTCACGTTATTTTCTTCCTTTGGTTTAGGAACAAAAACTCCGCAGCTGAAACATTTAATTGAACCGTCGTCGTTAACAGCTGCGCAGTCAGAACCCCCACACTCAGTGCAGGGGACATGGGTTTGAACAAAAGACATATTAGTCCTCTACTAGTTCAGCTTCCTCAATAAAAATAGCATCTTCGGAAAGATACTCTTGTACTTTAGAGTGCAATGCAACCGATGCTGCTTGTGCAATAACAACCCGATCTTCAAGACTTCGCACATCTTGTTCTGCTAACACTAAAAGCTGGAAGGCCTTTTGGCCCTCCGCTGATAGAAGAGTTACATCATACGTTGTGTCCTCATGGACATAAGTAATACTACTCATTAAATTTCATCTCCTTCTTCTTCAATGTCAAACTCAGCACCGTCTGGTGCATCGTACTGAATAAGGTCTAGAACTTGCATGGCTTGAAAATCTAAACCTTTAAAGTCTTGACCGTTCCACTGTGTCTCCCACTCTTTAAACTGCACTTTTACATGGGAGCCATTACCAACTGTTACGTTAATTTCACGCTTGCTTTTGTCGTAAAGCTTTGGTGCTTCTCGAATCATTCCACGAGGACCATCAACTTTACGTTTAATAATAAGCGCCGGACCTTCATCCATATCTTTCACTGTAAATCCACGATTGCGAAAACTATTAGCTGTCTCGTCATCAACTACGAGGTTAACAGAATACGCTGGTGTGTACTTAGTGTTTGGTGTAGTTACAAACGACCAGTACGCTCTGCCTTCAAGAACTGCCATGTTTATCTCCTGTATAAATAATTAATAAAGTTTGGTATTTGCTTGAGGATAAATTCCTCGGTTAGTTCGACACCTTGATCGACTGCCTCCATCTTAATCCATGTTTGCATCATTGTCAAGACGACATCTGCTGGTAAATGTACGCCCAGCATCATAGCAAACGCACGGGCAATTACATCTTCTATTAGTTCATCATCGGTTAGTCTATTATATTCATGCACCTCGCTCTCACTCTGTTAGGGTTGCTGTTAAGAGAGTATTAAGTTTAACAGTATCTAAAAGATAGTTAAAGTCTTCTGCTCCCAAGTCTGAAGACATTGTAATAGCGCCATCGGTTTCTGTCAAGAGTATAAATGTACCGTGTGTATTATTACCAACCTCTTGGATAATTTTATCTACAGCTCTTTCTATTTTAGAAATAAGTGTGCTTTCTGTTGGCCTGTCCTTGCCAAAATCTCCTGTAACAACCTTCATAGATTTACCTCTTTCAATAGTCGTTCAATATACCATTTACATTTTCTAAGATCTTCAATAGGCTTGCCTTTGTAGTCGTAGCGCCACAGATACTTAAGCGCATTGCCTTTAAGATAACCTCTAAACTCGTGCTCAGGCATAGAGGCTTTAATAGCTTCAATGGCTTCGACAGCTCCTTTGTTGTAGTGGTCGGGGCGTGTAACAGGGTCAGGACTTTTCCGTATTGAAAGATCATTTAATTTTTTCATTGTATCCCACTGATCAGGACTAGCATTATCTATCGACATTAATATTCTCCGTCACGAATTTTCTGCAAGATATCATAAGTTTGTTTATAACTCAAGTTCAATGCTTCAAGACCTTTGAGTATTGCACCGTAGTCGGGGCTTTCGCTGCAGTATATATTTATAAACACAAGGTCTGAAATAATTTCCTCAACATCGGTTGCTTCAAGCATGGTATTCTCCTATATAATATTTACATAATCATCGTTGATAATTGTTTGTACATGTATATAACCTTCGGGCCAGTAAGTATAAGACTCTTTAAGTGCCTTTGCTGTCCTATGTACTGATGCTTCAAAGTGTTCAAACATTCCCAACTCTTCTTTGCAGTACCAAAAAGGTATGCGCAGTACTGGCTCAGCCGGTCCATGTTCTTCATAGTAAACAACAATTTCAGCGTCGTTGCTGACTGGATTGTCGTTTCCAAAGTGCTTTGTGTGCTTGTTTTCTGGCTGTTTCATAAAGACATTCTCATGTTAGCATCCGCATGTCGTTGCTCATCAGCCCTAACATAACGAATCATTGTGGATAGTGTTGCCTCTGGACCAAGACCATAGTAATTACGGGCAGAGCTTGGACAACAAACATCTTCTACTTGACCGCTTTCTACAAGATTTAAATATTCTGTATAACTATTGACTGCCTCCTCTTCAAAGTATGCTACCATTCGATGCGCTGTTTTATAAGAAATAATATAAAGAACTAAATAAAAATGCCAGAAAATAAACTGGGCCACTGTGATTAAAAACCTTTCAAATTTATTTGGCTGTGCAATCTCCAAGAAAAACATGAGATGCATGCGCTCGTTCTTAGCTTCTTCAAGCATTTGATTTATGTAGGGATCGTAGCCCCGTCGAAGCCGCCGTAAACTTTTAAGGTGCAGCATCATGCCAGCCACCATAGCTGGAACAGCCGCTACTGTTTCAAGAACTACAGCACGATGCCCATATCTTTTTGCAAAGAAAGTATCTGCTGTCCATTTAAAAAAGCTCGTCATGCCACGAGCAAAAAAGTCTTTCATCTACACCTCCTTTATCAGTGCTACTACTAACATAAAAAATGATATGCCGTTTAACATTATCAATGCCCTGTCTCGCCAGATAACAGACACCCAAGTCCACAGAGCTATTCCTACCGTTCCAAACATAAGGTCGTATATTCTATACTCTGGTCCAGCAGAACGCAAGGCTAAACTACAAAGAACTACAATAGATGCAACCCATTTTAAATACCAATCAAAGTTAGTAGGATACCAATTTCTATCGGGTTTGTTGCGACCCAGAGCGCGAACTGCTGGGTCTCCTCGTCCTTCATTGCTCATTATAAATCACTAGGCCAAGCAAGAGTTAAGTCAGATTTATAATAACTGATTATTGAGTCTGTAATAAGAGACAAAAACTCTCGCTGTTCTGTAACCTCTATCTTTTTAAATATGTTTAAAAGTCCTGCGCCCGTTGTGGTAAAAGGAATGTACTCAATATCCAACTGTCGTGCGGCCTCCTGAAGATCAGGAAGCTCCCACTCAAGGGCCTCCAGCACATCGGTAATTTTAATGTCATTATTATCCATGATATCGAATATTTCTCCCGCATCATCTAGTTCAATATCTCTAGGTTGAACATAAAAATTATCTTGAATGTTTACATTAGCCATGTTATGCCGCCCTCAAATATTTACGAAGAGTTGAAATAGAATCTTGCTGTCGTTTGAACTGAACAGACGCAAGAGTATTTTTGTTACGAACATTATCAGCATGAGTTGTATAGTCTGTTACTGCGTTGTATGCAGCCCACTCTGTGTTACCTAATCGAGGTAAGTAAGTATTACAATAAACATTCCACAAATAATTGTAACCTGTATTAGTTCTTTTAAGTGATCGTCCAATTTGATTAGGACTTATTCTTTCTTCAAAGATAAGATCATGTACTTGATCACCGACTCCAGCAATTTCAGCAAACATCAAGCAAGCATTAATAGGTTCCATTGAAGATGTATACATACGCTTCCAGACTTCACGTTCAGCTTCAAAAAACTCTAAAGACTTTACAATAGTCCTTGAAGCTTTGTCGAGATCTAAGTTAAGAGTATGGTTACCCTTGAAGACCGCAACCTCCCCAGAAATAAATACTTGGAGATTCGTACACGCTTGTTGGATTGCCGCCGCACTGATGACAAATGGGAAGCTACTATCAATAGATGTTGTGGCCAGCAAACCCAGCGAGGCAGTATCGCCGTCTGGAGTCTCATAAGTATGGGCTGGCAACCTATATTTTACAAAAGATCGTGCGCCCTCGTGACTCACTGCGATCTGTTCGGTGATGCCCTCAGTATTGAGACCACTACGCAGAATAATTTCTCGCGCAGTTTTGATAACATCCTTCGGAGCTACCGCCTTGTGTCGAGACGAGTGGATACCTAAACAAGAACCTGTATCTGTACGATAGGTTACATACTTATCTGCTTCACGTAATTGAAAAATACCTTCTTCTTGTTCAACATCAAACAAGACGGGTGTTGTCTTGATATCAAAATCTGCGTCACCAAAGCCCCCGAAAGTGTCGGAGGCATTAGAGTTAAACATATTTACAATATTATTCATGTGCGTTTCTCCTTTAAGCTGCACGTAAAACAATTAACTGGCGTGGGATATCTACAAGCTTTCGGAAGCCGATTGGACGCGACTTAGAATGCTGAAGATAAAAACCATACTTGCCAAATTGAAGGCTGTAAAAACATTCGCCCTTTGAAATCCCATAGCGGCTTTTTACTTTACGCTTACGAATCATGTAGCTTTTGTTAAACAACTTTCCTGTATTCATGTTAACTCTCCTGTGAGTTTGGTAGTTTGAAAGCCCCGTTGCTTCGAGGCCATTACAAGGTAGCACGACTGTCGATTGTTGTCAAGCCCAATCACATCCGTGTTTTTTCTTATACAGCATCTCGAAGGCATCAAGGTAATCCAAATACTTATCTACTTCATCTTTGAAATATCTTTTATAATACATCTTCTCAACGCCGATAGCTATCTGTTTGTCGTGGGCAAAACTAAAATCCCATGCCTGTTTTAATAAACTTAATCTAAAATCTTTTTTCATGGCTGACCCCACTCCTTGCCTAATCTATCTACAGCGTTTATGATCTTATCATGATCTTCATCAGTAATAATTGGTAGCACATTACCTGCTTCAGGATATTCATCAAGCCATATAGCATCCAGTTCTATAAACTTATCATCAGGAACGTAAGTATAATCTACAGTTATATCTAAACTAATTTTAAGTCTTCTAGTTTGCATCGTCGTCCTCCAATACATAATCATCATAAGGTTCTACATCAAGATTATGTACTTTTAAAAATTCATCCCAGTCTGCAAACTCATCAAATAATTCTATAGCGTGGTCTCGACTTTTAGCTTTGACTTTAACCTCGTAAATTCTAGTCATGAATATTTGATATGTGTTCATTCTATTATCCCTCTAAGGTATAAATAATTTGCAAGTTTTACCATCATTTTTTGTAAACGTATTACATCTTCTTCTAAAGTATCTACTTTAAGATCATCTAACAAACAAGCAATCTCTAATTCAATATCATAGACTAAATCGGATAATGTCGTCAT